ATAGACCCTATTGTTGAATCAAATTCAAATACTGTGGTATTTGCCAAATTCCCAACAGATGAAAACTGATCACCTGGGTCAACTGATCTACAACGAAGATGACTGTGTGAACATGCTCATGCGTGGCCACACGCTACACGTTGATGGCATGCTGGTGGATGCCACAGTGGATCTAGAAACGGTTGCTGGAATTTTGGAAAATGTTCCTACATTCATACGATACAATGAACTAGCAACACAGGCTATCTCAGTGGAAGACTTTGATCATCGAAATCAAAGCAATTGGCTCATGCCCGATGAATACAAGAACTTTGACATTGCAGAATATTTGCTTAATCTATGTGAATCTGAAGCAGCCCTACAACGTGTGGGGGAAGAATTATTAATGTATCAGGCACGTGAGTTGTTTGATCTATTACGATATCTCAAATTTCTAGTAGATATCATGAAACAAAATAATCTAATTTGGGGTGTGGGGCGCGGCAGCTCAGTTGCCAGCTATGTGTTATATCTGTTGAATGTACACAGAGTAGACAGCCTACACTACAATTTAGATATCGCAGAGTTTCTGCGTTAAATATTCCAAGGAGAAATTATGTCAAAAAAAGTTTACAGAACCGCACAAGGTAAGATTGTGGATCTTGGTGCGTTACAAGCACAAAATGAACATGTACGAGCCGTGGGTAATATGCAAGTCAATGCCCGAGGAGACAAATTGGACGCCGATGGCAACGTTATTTCAACCAGGGCACAACAAGTTAATCGCAATCTCAATCGTACTACTAATGCTGCACCGGGTCCAATTCCTACTAGTACCCAAGCACAAAAAGATGCTGATCTAGCAGCTATTCGAGCAGCTGACCATAAAAAACTTGAACAGGCACGATTACAACGCCACGCATTGAGGGAGCAGGGATCGGTGCCGCCGGTTGCACAACCTGCAACAGGACTAGCAGCAGCCATGGCTCGTGCAGCCAAACAACCAGACGAGGAATAAATGACCAAATTTGCCTTTCAACCACACCAACTCAACCGACAACAAATTGTTCCACTCAAGGATTCAGTGATTGTGAGTGACATGATCTTTGAAACACGTATCACCACCAGTGGTATTATTATTCCCAACGACAACGGTAAAAGCACTGGCATTCGTCCACGCTGGGGCAAGGTGTACGCTGTGGGTCCTGAACAGCAGGATGTTGTTGCTGGGCAATGGATCTGCATTGAGCATGGTCGTTGGACACGTGGTATTGATATCGAAGATGAAAGCGGCAAAGTAACTTTACGTCGTGTGGATCCTAAAGATATCATGATGATCTCAGATGAAGTACCCAACGATGACACATTCTCCACTGCAATTCACGTGGAAGCCAAGCCTGACTGGATGCAACACAATTAGTCTATAACTATATCAAATGTTGTCAAAGTAATAAATACTTCATGAGTATTATTTACAAAACAACCAATACAAAAAACGGAAAAATCTATGTCGGTAAATCAAAAACCAATAACCCTTTGTATTTAGGTTCTGGTATAATATTAAATCAAGCAATAAAAAAATATGGAAAACAATACTTTGTAAGAGAAGTATTGGAAGAATGTGATATTAGCGTCGTTGATACCCGAGAAATATATTGGATATCTTTGTTAAAAGCAACAGATCGTGAAATTGGATACAACATCACTGAGGGTGGAACCGGCGGTGATACGGTATCAACTCATCCTAACAAAAACGATATTGTTAGTCGACGAAATAATTCTGTCAAAAAATGGCACGAATCGTTGACTGAAGATGAACGTATAAACCGTGGAAAAAAGATTAGTGATTCTAAAAAAGGCAAAAGTAATGGTCATACTGGATTTGTACAATCTGAAGAAACCAAGCAACGTATCAGAGAAAATCAACCAGATAAAACTGAGGCTTGGCATAAAGCACACACTGAAGCATCTGCAAAAAGAAAAGGATTGCCGTTGACAAAGAAATATAAACCAGTTATAGTTAATGATATTAGGTATCCTTCAATACAACATGCTATGACAGACCTAGGAATAAAACACAGAGCAACTTTTTATGACAGATTCAATCGCAATATAATCACCGTGATATACATATGAATATTTTTAACAATAACAAACAACTTAAAGCAGACGGAAAAAAAATTGGAATCGTTTTTTCGGCATTTGATATACTGCATGCCGGTCATATCGCCATGCTGAGTGAAGCCAAGAATCACTGTGATTATCTCATTGCTGGATTACAAACTGATCCCACAATAGATCGTCCCGATACCAAAAATCATCCTGTGCAAAGCATAGTGGAACGACAGATACAACTGGCCGCTTGCCGTTATGTAGACGAAGTGGTGGTATATCAAACCGAAGAGGATCTTATAGATCTATTGTTGATCCTGCCAGTGGATGTGCGTATACTAGGCGTAGAATATCAAGGTATGGAGTTCAGCGGGCGGGATGAATGTATCACAAGAGGTATTGATTTGATATTCAATGGTCGTGATCATTCTTTCAGTAGCAGCAGTCTGCGCCGACGTGTGGCCAAAGCTGAAGTAGAACGCGGGCTAACACAAAAATGAAATGCAAAACTTGTTACGGTCTGATTCGCCCGGACTGTGATTATAACCAAGGGCGTTGCCCACATAGGAAACCCATGATAGAAATTCACCCCCAAGACCCTGGCAAAAGACACTTTTATGTTAGCCTTGTAAAGAGTGTACTACGCATTGGCGCAGGCACATCATTGATTATGGTAGGCTTCCCCGAAGCAGGCACACTGCTAATTGTTGCAGAAGTTTTAGGCATTGTCGAGGAACTGGTATGAGTAGAGAATCAAGACCACGAAAGTCTGAAGTACCTCAAGAAGAATTAGCCAATCGTATTGAATCAATCTTGGAAGAAAAGAACAAAGCAAAGTTGACATCAAGTATGCAACAAGGTTATAATGTAGTATTAGTGTTAAACAAGGAAGAAATTATATGGCAATTGCCAAACTTTGGGTAGAGAAATTTAGGCCAAGCACAGTGGACGGATATGTGTTTGTGGATGATTCGCAGCGAGAGCAAGTGCAATCATGGATCCGAGACGGCACAATTCCACACTTGTTACTGAGTGGCGCAGCAGGCACAGGTAAGACTACCTTGGCCAAAGTGCTGATCAACGAGCTGGGTATTGACCAATACGACGTAATGTATGTGAATGGATCCAAGGAAGGCCGCAAGATTGAATGGGTAGACAAGCTGATCAGCTTTGTGCAAACCATGCCATTTGGCAAGTTCAAAGTGGTGCTGATTGACGAAGCTGACTACATGAACAAGGAAAGTGTGCAGCCTGCACTACGTAACTTGATGGAGGACTATTCCTCAACAGTGCGATTCATCATGACTTGTAACTATCCACACAAGATCATTGACCCTATCCACAGTCGCTGCCAAGGATTCCACATCACCAAGACTGATCACACAGAATTCACGGCCCGTGTGGCCACTGTGTTGGTGGAAGAAAACATAGCGTTTGATCTAGATGTACTGGACACTTATGTCAAAGCCACATATCCCGATCTGCGCAAGTGCTTGAATCTCACACAAATGAATTCACAGTCAGGCACGTTGAGTGCTCCTAGTGCCACAGACAAAGCAGCCAAAGACTGGAAACTGGACTGTGTGGACATGTTCAAGCGTGGACAAATTCGTCAAGCACGTACTTTGCTTTGCCAAAGTTCAACACCTGAAGAAGCCGAAGATGTATTCCGTTGGATGTATGACAACTTGGATCTATGGGGTGATACCGACGAACAAAAAGATCAAGCTGTGGTGATCATTCGCAATGGTATTGTAAATCATAACTCTGTTGCCGACGTTGAGATCAATCTTTCGGCTTGCTTGATAGAGTTAGGTCAAATCACGTAGTAATCCGCAACATTTATTGAACTAGCATAAATAGAGTAAAGGAATATATTATGCTTTGTCACAGAGGATGTGGATTACTAATAACTTATACAAATAAAAAGAGATTAGGATGTTGTAGTAAAATAGCACAACATTGCCCGACGGTAAAAAAGAAAATAGGTGAAAGAAGCGGCAATACTAGGCGGCTTACTCCGGTAAGGCGGACCGAAGAACAGAAAAAAAATCAATCGGCAGTTATTAAAAAACAACATGCCGACGGAAAAAGAAACAAAACAGAAACTATTGAAAAGATTCGACAAGGAAATATTAAAACAAAACGAACTCAAACTATTGTCCCTTGGAACAAAGGATTGACAATAAATGATCCTAGAGTAGCGGCTTATGTAACTAAGCAAAAAGGAGTTTCTAGGGCAAAAAGAATTAAGAATATAGAATCCAATGATCCAGTTTACAATGATATTAAAAAATATAGAAATCGAATCGCTGTCAGGACAAAACAAACATATGAAATGTATAGACAGGTGATAAATCCTAACAATCTTCCATTAGGAAAAGCAGGAATTGATGGTGCATATCATGTAGATCATATATTCAGTGTTAGAGAAGGATTTACCTATAATGTTCCAATTGATTTAATGTCTGCCATTGATAATTTACAAATAGTTTCATGGAGAGAAAATATTTCAAAATATAGCAGATCAAATCTTAGTCTAACCTCAGAATCAATAAAAAAATATCTAAAGGAAAATTTGTGCGATATCTCCTAATCACCTACTATCTCAAAGCCGACGGCAAGATTGACGAAAGCACTGCTGTTGCTAAAAATCTCAAGCCCAAGGATATTCAAACATGCAGCGTGATATTGGATTTTAAGAAACTACAAGTGGTCAAAGCACAAATGAATGGGGTAAGTGTGCCCAAAGATTTCAACAAGATTGTTGAATATTACATTCAGCACTACGAAAATATCATCAACAGACTGTTTGCAGAAAACGGGTACGAACTTGTAAAAGGATCACCGGCGACAGAAGTCAAAGAGTAATGGGCACTGGGCCCATTACTGTGGGTTAGTTATTTGTCGTATAGCGCAAGTACACTCCCTATAATTGGATGGCGTTGTATGTCTCGCCCGGTTAGCCTGCAAACAGCCATTCCTTTGACTGGATAATGCTCTAACCGTGAACAGAGATCTAACAGTCCATTTTGGCCCTGGGCGCGATCGGCTTGTTCTACATCCCCGGTGACCACAATGCGTGATTCAGTGCCTATGCGACTCAGCAACATTTTCATCTGTGCTGGCGTGGCGTTCTGCATCTCATCTGCGATGATCCACGCATGTTTAAATGTGCGTCCACGCATGTAGGCCAAGGGTGATATTTCTATGGTGCCTTCGTCAATCATAGCTGCAATTTCGGGCGGGCGATAGTATTCACGCAATACATCCAGCAAGGGACGAGTCCACGGCTCCATCTTGGCAACGAGATTCCCGGGTAAGAACCCGTGCTGTTCGTCTTCTACGCCAATGGCCGGTCGTGTTAGGATGATACGTTTGCATTCGCCTGTTCTAAATGCTTTTACAGCAGCCAACATGGCCAAGTAAGTTTTACCAGTGCCTGCAGGTCCAACTGCTACTACAATTGATTGTTCAGAGTTGAGTAGGTTTAATATGAGATTTTCTTGATTGCGTGATTTTGGTATAAGTTCTATTGGTCGTTGTCGCTGCCTGGGTTCTGGGTTAAACGGAATTGTGTTTTCTACCATATGTGGTTTGATGTGTTTTTGGATTTGGGCCTTGGCCCCGCGTTGTCTACTCAAGTGTGGTTCTCCTAAAGTGTTTGCTATTGGATAGCATGAATATTTAGGTGTTTGTAATCAGAGATCTATGTACCGAGATTTCTGATATTATTGGCATAAGTATTAGACTGTGCTCGAGTATTTCAAAGCGCACAGGTTCTAGTCTCCTGCCATAAATATCCATATGGACGAAAACATCTTTAAAGATCACACAGACTACTGGAATGTGGCCGAAAACATCCGTGATATCTACCTCAGTGAGGGCAGCTTGCTCACATTGTTGGATTTTGAACGAGTTCTTGATGAACTGGATATCTATGCATTTCGCAACTGGGATCGCGGAGAACTGGTACAAGGGCCGGACATCGGCAAATACAAAATAGGCTGTATATTCATGTGGCCCGAGAATCTCATGCCTGACCCACGTGGTGGACGCAGACTGCTGCCGTTTGATTGCGAAGTAAAGTTTAAAAAAGTGGATATGAAGATCCCCGTCAAAGTTACTGAACCCAGTGATTATGCAGCCGGTACCCACATTGCTAGACTGATAACTAAAAAAGTATGGTTGGTAGAGATTATTATGCCCAAGAATCTCATTGCAGACATACGTACCGGTAGTATAGATTTAGAAGGTGAAGAGATAGATTTACAAGATCTAGACGATGCTTACGCAGAAGATCTTGATAAAGATCGATACAAAGATGAAGAGAAAGCAGATGCAGTACAACAACAACTTCAACAACCCGCAGCAGCCCCAACAGCTTAACG